ATGGTGGCGTAAGTCACGACGGAACCAACTCGGGTCGCTCCAACGAGGGCGGTAAGAAACTCGGTAAAGAAGTTTCTTATGAGCACGCCGAGGTTGATGAGACTGCCGGTGAGCAACTGGATGAACTTTCAGATGCGCAAGGTGCTTCTGACGACTTCAAAGAAAGAGCTAAGGTTATCTTTGAAGCCGCTCTGAACCAAAAGCTTCAGACGGAAGTTGCCCGTCTGGAGGAAGAATTCTCCCAGAGGTTTGAGGAAGAAATCAGCGACATCGCTGAGAAAGTTGAGTCTTTCCTCAATTACACCTCCCAGCAATGGCTGGAGGAGAACCGTCTCGTAGTTGAGAACGGTATTCGTAACGAGCTCTCCGAGAGCTTTATGCAAGGCCTTCGTGGTCTGTTTGAAGACCATTACGTCACACTTCCCGATGAGAAGTATGACATCTTTGAGTCAATGGTCTCTAAACTTGATGATATGGAAGACAAGCTCAACGAGCAAATCGAGACCAACGTGGCACTCAATCAACAGATTGGTGACCTCGTTCGTGAGTCAGTCGTTAACGACGTTGCCTGGGATCTTTCCGAGGCTGGTCGCGAAAGACTTGCTGGTCTCGCTGAGAACGTAGAGTTTGAAAGTGAAGATACCTTCAAGCAGAAGCTTGAGATTCTGAAAGAGTCATTCGATGGTCCTTCTCAGGAAGAGCCCGCTGAGTACTTGGAAGAGTCATTCGAGCCTGCTGAATCCTCGTTGGAGGAAGAGTATGGAGACAGCATGGCTGCCTATGCTCGTGCCCTCTCACGAACCCTTCGTTGAATTTCCCACTAACAAGAACTATTAAGACAAATGTCACAACATCTTACCGAAAAGTGGGATCCCATTCTGAATCATTCAGATCTTCCAGAAATCAAGGATCCCTATCGTAGATCAGTTACTGCTCAACTTCTTGAGAACCAAGAGCGTTTCCTCCGTGAGCAGTCTGCCATGGGCCAGCGTCAGGGACTGCTCCTGACCGAGGCTCCCACCAACTCTGTTGGTGCTGACGGTTTCGAAGGTTCAGCCGATCCCCTGGGTCCGGTTGCTGGTTTCGACCCCGTTCTGATCTCTCTGATCAGACGCTCCATGCCCAACCTGATGGCTTATGACATCTGTGGCGTTCAGCCGATGAGCGGTCCTACCGGACTGATCTTCGCCATGAGAGCCCTGTACAACGATCAGGCTGGTAACGAAGCTCTGTTCGACGAAGCCAACCCGGCCTTCTCGAACAAGGGTCAAGACGGTAACGAGGCCACCGATGGTGCTACTCCTGCCGCTGGTAACCCTGGTCTGCTGGACACCGTCCTGTCGGCTCCTGGTCAAGGCACTGACCCCGCTAACCCCGGTGGCGCCAACTATGATCCCCTCCTCGACGAAATGCGTGGAATGGACAAGGGTGGCGGTCTGGGTCTTGAAGATCTGGGCGATCCCGCTGGTGCTGCTTTCCGTCAGATGGGCTTCTCAATCGAGAAGACCATTGTTGAGGCCAAAGGTCGTGCCCTGAAGGCTCAGTACTCCATGGAACTGGCACAGGATCTCCGTGCTATCCATGGTCTGGATGCTGAAGCCGAACTGGCTAACATCCTCTCCTCAGAGATTCTGGCTGAAATCAACCGTGAAGTGATTCGTACCGTTTATCGTATCGCTCTTCCCGGTGCTGCCAACAACGTTGTAACCCCCGGTACTTTCGACCTGAACCTCGACTCCAACGGTCGTTGGTCGGTTGAGAAATTCAAGGGTCTGTTGTTCCAGATCGAGCGTGACTGTAACGCCATCGCCCAGCTGACTCGTAGAGGGAAGGGCAACATGATCATCTGCTCCGCAGACGTTGCCTCCGCTCTGACCATGGCTGGTGTACTGGATTACACCCCCGCCCTGAACGCTAACCTGAACGTTGACGACACCGGCAACACCTTTGCTGGTACCATCAACGGCAAACTGAAGGTTTACATCGATCCGTTCTCGGCTAACATCTCTGACACCCACTACTACGTGGCTGGTTATAAGGGTTCCAACGCCTATGACGCTGGTCTCTTCTATTGCCCCTACGTTCCCCTGCAGATGGTTCGCAGCGTTACCGCTGATTCCTTCCAGCCGAACATTGGCTTCAAGACCCGTTATGGTCTGGTTGCCAACCCCTTCGCTGAAGGTCGCAAAGAGCAGAACCAAGGTCTGGGTCGTCTGTCTGATAACAGCAACCGCTACTACAGACGTGTACGTATCGAAAATCTTATGTAGGCTTTATCACAAATCTTTGGATTTGTCAAGAAGTCTTTA